AGCCAACCCCTTCTTCTTCATCTTCATCTTCATCTTCTAATACTTCTACTAAAGTAGAAGTAGGCGCTCCGAAAAAATCCTATCTTCTCGATGAGGAGTTCTGGGCTGAAATGCGGAGGCACTACCCGAATGTCGATGTCGAGGCCGAGTCTCGCAAAATGGATGCATGGCTTCTCGCCCGCCCCGGACGCAAGAAGACCCGGATGTTTGTCATCGGATGGCTCAACAAGGTGGAACCGGCATTGGCCCCAGCCAAAGTCGAGGAGGTCGAGCAATGGTGACCACCTACCAACCCTGTGCGAGCGAGGAATGTTTCGAGTCGGTCCCGCTACCAGATGAAAACGTGTCGCGCTACTTCCCGAACCTCCGAGTGCTGTGCGAGGACTGCCTCGCTCGGCACTCCGAGAAGCTCCGCGAGGAGCAGGCCGCAGCGGAGCAGGAGAGGCGGCAGGAGGCATTCCATGCCCTATGTCCACCACTCTACCGCCAAAGCGACATCGGACGCATTCCAAGCGCCTTCCTGCGCGAATGCGAGGCATGGCAGTATAACCCAGTTGGAATGGGCCTCATTGGCCCAGCGGGCTGCGGTAAGACCAGAGCGGCATGGATACTGCTCAAGCGACTGCATTTCAGCGGACTGCGGGTCTTCGGGATAACCTCAACGGCATTCGCTAAAGCCTGCGCCGACCAGTGGCATGATGACAACCAATCCAAGGCGCTGGCCGAGGACACGCTCGCCCGCTGCCGCCGCACCAAAGTGCTGCTCCTCGATGACCTCGGTAAGCAGAAGATGACCGAGCGGTCGGAGCTAGAACTCTTCGACCTGCTGGAACACCGATCCTCCCACGAACTGCCCATCATCTGGACGGCGAATGCCGTCAAGGGTGAAATCAGAAAAATGCTCTCGTCCGACAGGGGCGAGCCGATCCTCCGGCGGTTATCGGAGTTTACAAACATCATCAACGCAGAAAAATGACAACACACGAACTCGCAGAACAAACCAAATACGTCACCTCGGCAGGCAAATTCATTGCCAAGGTGAAGCAACCCGGCAACGGATGGCTCGGCAAGACGAAGACCGGCACGGATTTCATCCGTCTCCCGCTCCTCATTGACGATCCGGCCAGCGACCAGCATGGGCGCGAAATCGTCTGGCAGGGCTGGCTATCGGAGAAGGCGGCAACACGGACGGCGAAGACCCTTGACGAGGCTTTTGGCCGCGAGTGGGACATCGCCTCACTCTCCTCTGGCAAATCGCCGTTCCTCAACCAGAGGTGCAAAATCACGGTGGAGGCCGAGGAATACAACGGCGAGGCCAGATTCAAGATCAAGTGGATCAACCCGCTGGAAGGTGCTGCGGAAACCCTTGCTCCAGACCGCATCGCCGACCTCAACGAACGCCTCAAAATCGCCCGAAATGAAGAAGAAATCTCGTTCTAATCGCGAGATTGTATGCCAAGGGGCCGCAGGGACAGAATCCTGCGGCTCCGACCGGGCGGACAGGTGGTGGGCCAAGCTGGAGGGCGACATTGACGCCGCCTGCAAACGCTTTTGGCAAGCCACGCCGGAACGCCGCAAAATCGAAGCCGCTCGTCGCCGCCAAGAATTTTTATTTTAAATTATGAAGACACCACAAACAGATGACATCGCCAGAGGCAACCATGTCGTGCCAACCGGGTGGGCGCAGAGTTTAGAGCGCCAGCGCGACATTTTGCGGCAGCAATGCGACAACCTCGCCACCAAGCATATGCTTTCAATCAACAAGGTCTGCGGCGAGCGCGACGATGCGAGGGAGGAAGCGAGGTTGCTTAAAGCGATCCTCGATCTGCTGAAAAAGGAGGCGCAGTGAACTGGACCCATGACCAACTCGAAAAGCTCGGATACAGACCCAACCCAGATGGATCATACTCTCACTCTTCAACTGCCGGGATACACAACCCCAAGCCTCAACCGCCTGCTCGGCCAGCACTGGACCCTCCTCCAAAAGGAGAAAAAACGCGCACGCCTCGCACTACTCTCATCATTACGCGCCATGCCGTGCGGCTCCTCGATGCCGATAATTATGCGGGCGGCTGCAAGCCTCTCATCGACCAACTCCGCTACGCTCACCTCATCGAAGACGACGACCCGGAAACCATCGAAATCACGTTCCGCCAAGCCAAGTGCAAAACGAAAGCGCAAGAAATGACGACCATTGAAATACGCGAAGCTGTGGGGATTATAAAAGGGGGAACAACATTCTTGTCAAGACAAGTTTCGACTGATACCCAACAAATATGAAGATCAACCCCAAACAAGAAGCGTTCTGCCAAGCCTATGCGAGCGGTCTCTCAATCACGCAAGCCTATGTCAAAGCCGGTTACTCCGAAAATGGAGCAGGACAGAGCGGTGAGAAATTACTGAAAAATGCTGACATCACTAAGAGAGTGGAAGAACTCCGCGCCAAGGTGGAATCGAAGATGACCTACAAGCGAGAGACTTACCTCGAAACACTCCGCGAGCGGTTCATGGAAATGCCGCCAGAATCCTCAACGTGCGCGAAATACGGCGAGATGTTGGCGAAGGCGATGGGGTGGAACGAACCAGAGAAGCTCGACATCGTCGGTGCGTTGGAAATCAACCTCACCATCGGTGGCCAAAATTAACATCGCCATTGTGCCTCGCCCTCAGTTGGCGAGCTATCTGCACCGAACGCAACGCTGGGCCGTGATGGTCCTGCATCGCCGCGCTGGCAAGAGCTTCGTGTGCATCCAAGACCTCATCGTGAAGGCGCTACAGCATAAGCGCAGCGGGCCACCGCTCCGATATGCCTATGTGGCTCCGACCCGCGAGCAGGCCAAGGACATCGCGTGGAAATATCTTGTCCAGTTCACCTCGCAGATACCAGGCGTGGTCATTAACAAGGCCGATCTCGCGATCACCTTCCACAACCAAGCTACGATTCGCCTCTACTCTGGCGAAGCTTTCGAGCGCATGCGCGGAATTTATTTGGATGGCGTGGTTATGGACGAAGCAGCCGACCTTGACCCAGCGGCATGGGATTCTGTCATTCGACCTACGCTCACCGACTACAATGGATGGGCGACATGGGTTGGAACGCCGAAGGGCAGGAATCTCTTCTGGAAGCAGTGGAACAGGGCGTGCGCGGACAGCGAGTGGTTCTCGCTTATGCAACGTGCGAGCGAGTCGGGGATCATTCCTGCTGCCGAACTCGATGACATTAGAAAAGGCACGACCGAGAATGCCTATCAGCAAGAATACGAATGCAGTTTCAACGTGGGACGTCCGGGGGCGATCTATGTGCGGTCACTTGAAAAGGCCCGCGCTGAGAAACGAGTGACCAACGACATCCTCTGGTTCAAGGAACTGCCGGTCTACACCTCATGGGATGTTGGCGCTCCGCTCAACCAGAAGGTGTGGGTCTGGCAGATGGTCGGTGACCGCATCAATTACATCGAGGCGCTCTCTGGTTCAGATGAGTGCGCTACGCCCGCAGACTGGGCTGCGAGGCTCAAGGATCGCCAGTATGGCTACGGTGGTCACTTCATCCCGCATGACGCCGCAGCGGAAGTCGGAGGACTCTGGCAAGAGGCGCTCGGTCGCAGCGGGTTGACCGGCGTCTGTCCTGTGCCGAGGCAGATATCGGTATGGGATGGGATCAATCTTGCCAACGATGCGTTCCCGCGCATCTCAATCAATGAGTCTGGATGCGCCGAGGGACTAGAGGCGCTCGATGCCTACCACGCCAAGGAGGAGCGCGATGGGGTCACGATCAAGGATGTGCCGGTGCATGACTGGTCGAGCCATTACTCCGATGCGTTCTCGCTCTCTCACCAAGCGATTAAAAGAGGCATGGTGGTTGATCGCAGCGCGATCCCACGGAAGGCCGAGCGGGGCGAAGCATCCAGAGTGGTGGCAGGATTCCGAGGGGGGGGATTCGGAAAGGTCCGGCGATGAAACGCGAACTGGAACTCCAAATCCTCGATCTCTACCGGCGCTACCCGCAGACGCGATCCTTCGCGGAAGAGGTCGAACTCACCGCATGGAATGGAGTCGTCATCAACACCCAAGACTTCTTCATGCTCGCCCGCCCGGTGGATATCCGCGACACAGAGGAACGGTGGCGCGATGCCGCCTACACATACCATAGGTTGTGCCAGAACTGCTGGCTGATCACCATATATTGTGGTATCAGTCAAAATAATCCTTGCCATTTCGCCCCTTACACCCTTCCGTTAGTCGCATGGAGTCGTCGGAATCGACCGCTCCGAATTTACGAAACCTCGAAAATAAAACCACGATGCGACTCACTGACCACACTCTCAACCCCATCCTCTCTCCCGTCCTAGCTTGGTTCGGAGGTGGACCAAAGGGTCCAAGTGCAGCCGAAAAAGCCGAAGCCGCAGCGCAAACGAAGGCAGCGGAAGAACGTGCTCAAGCGCAGCAAGCGATGATGCAAAAACAGATGCGGGATCAAGAGTTGGCGGCAGCGAACCAAAAGTACAATGGTCAACTCGCAATGGGCAAGATGGAGGCGAGCAAAGCCGCCCCCGGCGCTCAAGTGGATCAGAATGCTCCCGGCGACCAAGCCGCCGCAGCCAGACGCAGGCAGGGCATGCGAAAGAGCATCCTAGCCGGTGAATCCAACCAAGGATATCATTCCACTCTCGGATAGTTTTGACTGATACCCGATGAACGGCAACAATCCCGAACTCGCCGACAAGGTCATTCAGCGTCATGCTGAGTTGGTCCATCAGCGTGCCTCTTGGGAATCGCTCTGGGAAGACATTGCAAAGTATGTGATGCCTCGCAAGGCAGGCATGTTCACGCAGAACACATCGCCCACCACGGAAGATGAGTCGCAGTTATTCGACGCGACTGCGGTGCGGGCAAACATGATCTTGGCCAATGGCCAACTGAGTTGGATGACCCCACTCGAAAGCCGGTGGTTCAGCTTAGAACCTCCGAAGTCGATGGAGTCTGAGGACGAGGTCGAGCAATGGTTCAAGCGTTGTACCGAGGTCATGCAGGCTGAACTGAGCCGATCCAATTTCTACACCGAGATTCACGAACTCTACCTAGACCGAGGATGCTTCGGGACCGCTGCGATTCTTGTCGAAGGTGGCAAGAACAACTCACTCAATTTTACCAAGCTCGACATGGGATCGTTTGCGATCTCTGAAGATGACGAGGGGTATGTAGATACACTCTCCCGCGAGTACGAAGTCACGGCTCGGCAGGCCGCGCTCAAGTTCGGCATCGAAGCCCTCACCGAGGCGATGAGGAAGGATTTGGAGAAGCCCAACTCCAACAAGAAATTCACCTGCATCCACCTCATATCTCCTCGCGGACCGGGCGAGATCGAGGATGGCAAGCGTGATGGGGCCAACAAGCCCTACGCCTCTGTCTATGTGGAGAAGGCGACCAAGCATGTTTTCCTCAAGTCGGGATTTGATGAGCAACCGTTCTTTGTCACCCGCTATTTGAAATGGAAGAACAGCGAGTGCTACGGCTACTCGCCAAGCTGGACCGCTCTTCCCGAATGCAAGCAACTCAACTTCCTTGAGAAGCAACTCGATTCTCTGGCAGAGATTCACGCCTTCCCGCGCATCCTCATCCCTGCTGGGTTCGATGGCGACATCGACCTGCGTGCGGGAGGCGTGACGTATTTCGATCCCAACAACCCCGGAGCGACCCCGAAGGAATGGGGAACCGGTGGACGCTACGACATCGGCGTCGAGCGGGCCGAGCAAAAGCGTAAGGCGATCAATGAGGCATTCCATGTGGACCTTTTCCAGATGTTCGCTCAATTACAGAAGCAGATGACCGCTCGCGAAGTCGCCGAGCGTGCGAGCGAAAAGCTCATCCAATTTTCTCCCACATTCGCTCGTCTCACGACTGAGCTATTCAATCCGCTCCTTCGCCGGGTCTTCGCGGTCCTTGCGCGTGCTGGCAAGTTCCCGCCTCCTCCCGAAGCTTTCCAGATGACCGGCATGGTTCCCGATC